CCAAGTTGGTTTATTAATACCTACAATCTCTCCAGTAGTTGGGTCGCAAATAGTTAACACTTGAGCGTACGGGTCTACTGGAGGTGTAATTGTTGCTAATTCCAACTGAACGTTTGAAAATCTACTCATATTCATTGCTCCAGATGGCTGTATCGAATATGGACTTGTATCCAAGCAAAAATTATAACAATATAAACCGGATGGCGCAGCACCTGCTGTTCTGGTATATTTCTCTATAAAATTATATACTCCAGCAGGTAACATATTCTCTCTATATTGACCGTCTAATAGTATTCCAAGTGAAATTAATATTTGCTTCAAATTCTGTGGGTTATATATTCCAGTTATATAAAGACCACTTAATGTACCATCTGGATTTAACCCAGGACCTAAAAGTGGCGGGTTTGGTGGAGATGGTGCCGGATTTACATAATCTCCTGCTGTCGGTGCCGGTGTAATATCTTGCGGCATATAATTATAAGGCCAATTCGTATAATTAGACCATTGATTTCGTAAATTAGCATCGCTGCGTTGAAAATAAAACATCCAACTAATTACCATACCAAGTGAATCCAAATCTACTTTGTTTTGACCTGTTACATTATAGTAAGGTTTCTCGTAAACTTGTTTAATCAAATATTTTTGCTCGTTTTTAGCAAATATTTCCGATTCATCATTCGAGAGAAAACAATAAGTACAATTTAAATTTATATCCGCATTCCAATTTGTTCTATTATCTAAATAAGAGTTGGGACCGAGTTCTTCATCAGGAGGTGTTTGTAAAAATCTGTATAACTGCATATAAAATTGATTGAAATTAGGTGCGACTACCGGGAAATTATTTGTATAATCCATCACATCTCTAATCGTAAACCACTCGTTAACCGGTCTAAATGTAACACTAATCTGTAATTCGTTATATTGTAGTGCTATCAAAGGAAACGCTTGTGTAGTAACTAAGTTGAACCACGCTCCAAGCGGAATATAAAGTGTGCGACCCATAATAGATGGTTGCGCCCCAGCAGGACTTGTTGTATAAAACGCATTTGGATAAGAATTTACACGAGCACCAGAGTTTGCGGGATCATTTAGATCAGGAATATTACCAGTCATCTCGTCAAATAATCTCAATTTAGAACCAGAAAAGTCTCTTCTTGCGGAATTCAAAATATATTGCCCGGAATATTGCTGTAATTGTTGGTTGCCACATGTAATCGTTATGCGACTAATTATTTGAGAGCCAATATTTTCTATCCATTGAAATTCATAAGGAGCCCAATTTGTATATACAGTGCTTCCGTCTCCTTGTGGAACTGCTTGAGGTGGTAATACCGGACTCCAAATATTAGGTAAATTGATAGATATATAGCAATCCATAAGGAGATCCGCATATCGTTTAACCTTAAAATTAAACGTTGATTCTGCGGTCAGATTGAGTTGAGGGGAGCCATCATAATCTAAACGGAAATTTTGTTTTCCAAAATTAGTATATTTTTTATAAGCAGCTTTCCAAAAAGATTTGCTCGGGTTACCATTTAAAATTACGTTTTGTTGTCCTATAGCTACTAATTGCATAAGTCCGCCTGCCATGTTTAGTATATAGGTATATTTATTTTTAAATTATAGTAAGATTTCATTATATTATTTTTATTACTTCTAAAATAAAAATAATATATTATATTAGATATTTATGTCAAGTCAAACTTTAAGCACAATACAAAATTTAGATGAAGATTTCCAAAGTTATATTATAATTGCTTTTATATTTATCATTTTGATTGTATTTATTATTTATGTGATTTATTTAAGTAAATTAGAAAAAAGTGAATGCAGTTATATGAATAATCTTTATCCAAGTGTTAATGGTAATATTAAATCAATAACGGCGAACGATCCTGACTGCAGCGGTAATTTATATGATTATTATATTAAAACCGCTTATAATGCTTGTAGTGGTGGTTCATATAAGAATGATTTCGTAGATATATGTAATTTGAAGGCGGTTATTAATCAAGGTGTTCGTTGTTTAGATTTGGAAATTTATTCCATCGATAATAGTCCTGTTGTTGCTACAAGCACAAGTGATAGTTACTATATTAAAGAGACCTTTAATTCCATTCCATTCGGAACTGTTATGGATACGATTCAAAATTATGCTTTTTCTGGAGGTACGTGTCCGAACCCTACCGACCCTCTAATTATCCATTTAAGAATTAAAAGTAATAACCAAAATATGTATACAAATTTAGCGACTATATTTAAATCATATCCTAATTTAATGCTTGGTAAAGATTATAGTTTTGAAAATTCTGGTAACAATTTAGGTAATAATCATTTACTATCATTTCAAAATAAAATAATCTTAATTGTAGATAAAATAAATAATTCGTTTTTGGAAAATGCTGAATTTTTAGAATATGTTAATTTAACAAGTAATTCAATATTTATGAGAGCATATAATTATTACGACATTAAAAATAGTCCTGACACTCAAGAGCTTACAAATTATAATATGACTGGTATGACAATTGCGTTTCCAGATACAGGAACGTCGCCTTCCAATCCAAGTGGATTATTATGCCGTAATTATGGCTGTCAAATGGTAGCAATGCGTTATCAATTTGTGGATAATTATTTAATAGAAAATGCTGGGTTTTTTGATCAATGTGGTTATTCTTTTTGTTTGAAACCTGCCGCATTACGAAACCAACCGGTTACAATAGCGACCCCAACTCCGCAAAACCCAGATTATTCTTATGCTTCAAGAAGTGTATCGACAGACTACTATAGTTTTAAAAGTTAAGAATACAATAATAAGAATACAATAATTATTACTGTAAATAATATAATAACTTTATTTAATATAGTTATTATATTATGTCAAAACAAATACCTTATATAATTATAGAAGCAAGACCAAGTATATGTTTGCCATATGTCAGCTCTATAAAAGGGTTTGTGGCAGAAAATAAAGTTGAAAGCCATTTGTTACAATTATTAATTCAATTTATTAAAGAACAAACATTGACTATAAATATAGATACAATTCAAAAAATTAAAATGTTTTGGAATTATTTTTACAGTATATCATGTATGAAAAATAAACATTGGGAAGCTTTTATAATAAGAAATAATACATGGGAAAGTGTTGTTTTTACTGATGAAGAAATTTTAACTGCTCTTTTAAATAAAAATATAAATATAAATAGTGAAAAAAAAATAGATGATAAATTAATAGATGATGAATTAATAGATGATAAATTGATAGATGATGATTTGATAGATGATGATTTGAAATCTGTAAATCAATCAATTAATTATTATATATCATCTGATGAAGATAATTAATTAATTTTAGCTTTACATTCTAAATTTTTAAAATTATTGATATCATCAATATTAGTATCAATATCAATATAATTATTCAAATCACCTCGAATTTTTATATTTTTAACGACTTCATTTACTACATCTTTTAATGTAATATGTGATAACCAGTTGGCATCACATATAAAAGACTCACAACATAAACAAGTTATTCCTAACATAGCTTTCAAATTCTGTTTAATTTTTGCATCAGTAATTATTATTATTTTTGAATAAGGCATTGAATTAACTTCTACTTCAGGTCCTTTAAATGGAAATCTTTCATGAAGAATCATTTTGATTTCATTTTCTTTATCTTTTACCATTACAATAGGTGTCTTAGATGCGTAATTAAATGAAATACTTATATTAGAATAATCTGTAATCAGGTACTCAATCTCTTTGATAAAACGTCTTTTTTGAATGTTTCCACAATTAAGTATAATTGCTTCTAATAATTCAGGTTGTAAAAAATCCGACATATTTAGCTTATTATTTATTTAGTTATTTATTTTATTCTTTTTAAACACAAATTTTAATATATTAAATCTACCTATATATAAGAGTATATGAAGGAAAAAAACGTTTGCAAAGATTTAACATTTGATGATTGTGAATTGGCTATTTTACGTATGGCAGTTGATAAAGCGGAAGAAAAAATGGGAAAACGTATTGTAGATTCAGACGATATAAGAAATATTATTCAAATTGTTGAAAATTTTATAAGATTAAAAAATTTGATTTGTTATGGAGGAACAGCAATTAATAATATATTACCTGAAGAAGATCAATTTTATAATAAAGAATTAGAAATACCAGATTATGATTTCTTTTCAGTAAATGCGCTTGAAGACGCAAAAGAATTAGCAAATATGTATTTTGAGAAAGGATTTACAGATGTAGAGGCAAAATCAGGACAACATCATGGAACTTATAAGGTGTATGTTAATTATATTCCTGTTGCTGATATTACATATTTACCCAAAGAAATTTATAGCGCACTAAAACAAGACGCAATTCAAATTAAAGGTATATTTTATACGCCACCAAATTATTTAAGAATGTCGATGTATTTGGAATTATCAAGACCCGCAGGTGACATTAGTAGATGGGAAAAAGTAATGAAACGTTTGGCTTTATTAAATAAACATTATCCTATAACAGAAGTCAATTGCAATGAAGTTGATTTCCAGAGAAACATGGCACAAGATAATTTAG